CCCGAGTATGCACATGCATCGTTGATTGGGAGGTGTCAAGGAGTCCAAGCCTGTGACCAACCAAATCCACCAAAAGAACAAGAACTAGAAGAACCGAGCGGAGAAGAGACCACCGCATGTGTGTTGAAGAAGAAAAGAAAAGAAACAATTTCGCGGCGCCGCTGCGCCGCACCTCCCGTGGGCGCTCCCAGAACCTACGGCGTCACCAGCGAGCCGCGGAAGTCGACGTCCCCATGGAAGAGGGCCTTGACGTCGTCGTGGTCGAGGAATGAGCGGACGCTGGGGTTGGCAACGACGTGCTTGGAGCGACCGATCGTGGCCAGGGTCTTGCCGACAGCCTTCGCCTTGTTGAGCATGACGCCATGGCCGACGCGAAGGCCGCAGAACTCGGGGGTGGCGTCGTACTCAAACGGCGTCAGCTCCAAGCCAACTGCGGCGCAATGCGACAGGTACGCATCATGCGCTGCGAGACTGGTCTGCGTCATGCAGCCGTCGTCGCCGCAAACAAGACCGACGCTGTTCGGATCGTGGCACTTCTGCAGAGCGCGATGCGCGATCGAGTTGAACGAAAGCGTGCGTAGGGAGCCGGAGCACCAGGCGGCGGCTCCGTCAATCAGGCACACGCGATCGCCCAGCTGGAAAGTGCCGTCTCCGCACTGACCACGGGCCAGGGAGCGACCGACGTTCTCGAGTCCGGGACCGGCCGCGACGACGTACAGAGCCTCCATGACCTCACGGGGGATGTGCTTGTCCCAACCCTTGACGTCGTAAGACGTGGCGAGACCACCGCCGCAGTGGACGATGTCCTCGAGCGACTGAATCACCTCAGCGGGACGCATCCCAAGCACGTACGCAGACTTGTCACAGTCAACAGCGTTGTACATGGAAAGCGCCTCGTCGTAGGTGATGCCGCTCGCGGAGGCCTCAACGCCGTTCGGGTCAGCGTAGTCGTACATCGTCAACCGGCAATCGACGACGAGGGCGCACAGGTCCGGCATGCAGATGACACGACTGATGCCCTTGATAGCCTTCTTCACCTTGATGGGCTCGTCTTTGAGGAACGCGCGGAGGTAAACGAGAGAGCCTTCGCCAGTCTTCTGCATACGCAGGAAGAGGCGTTGGACAAAGTCGAGGAACACCGCGCGCTTGACAGGGAAGCGAGCGAAGTAGGCGAGGAGGTCACTCTTGGTGCAGGAGTTGGCGCCGACGGGCTTCGCGCCTGGGAAGATCTCTCCCCAGAGGCCCGCACTGCTGGAGCGGCTGCAGACGTTGTCGAGCGACTTGCCAAAATTCTCCTCCGGGGTCTTGTCGGCGCTCGGAGGGGACCAACGCGTGATACCCATCCGCTCCAACGCAACCTCGATCTCGTTGAACT